CTAGGCTTACGACTATGTGTCATAAACCTAGTTCGCTAGTTTGTTCTGTTATGCAAATCAAGTTGAAAACGGTTAACTCATCACATGAGTGATGCGCAAGTGTTATGAACTTGTCTGATACAGATTTGTTTTGTATATCTTTGTTGAAACACTAACTCAATTATGAATTATGTCAAAACCACGCACACGTATCTTTGCAGATACGATTCAATCTTTTGCTAGCCAACGTACTGACACATTAACAGGATCACCTCCAGCAACTTATGCTTGGAGTTATGACTATTATGCGTTATTCGATCGGCTAGATGATGTTCAAGATCCTGATTATAAAAAGCGAATAGAGAATGGAGAAATTATTATAAATCCATTTTCTAGGCGAACTACGTCATTATCTTCTATATCTGGTTCTCATTACTGCGAATACACTAGTGGCGGGTCAACTTACAATGCAACATGGAGCGGTTATTATATGCTCCGCTTGTTAGCTTATGCAGGTTTCGATCCAACCTATGTAGACGATATTTACCTTGCTGATGAACTTCAGTATTGGTTAAATGAGAATAAAAGAGTGGTTGCCGCTGACATGGAAAAAGCGCGTTATGCCTTTGGCGAGGATGTTGCTGAGATCAGAAAGACTCTCGGCTCACTCGTTGGTATGTTTAATTCAATTCGCAACATCCTGTTGCGCATACCAGCTCTAACGCAAACTTATGTCAGAAACGGTTATACCCTACAGAAAGCATTAGCTAAAGTCTGGTTGAAACTGAGATATGAACTCCGACCTTTATTAATATCGTCGGAAAACTTACTTCAAATTTCTATAACCGGATTAAATAATGCTATAGGGAAAAGACAATCATTAAAAAGATGGCAACCCATCAGAGACAAAACCGACGACACTCTTTGTGTAATTGGAAATGTTAATGATGGGCAGTTCACAATCTCTCGTACTCGTACGATTGACTATGGAACTTGCTTCGGTGCTATATTTGAGAATAGGGATCCTCTAAAATCTGATCTCGAAGCTCTTGGGTTAGGATTCAAAGACATGGTGCCAACACTATGGGCCATAACTAGGTTTAGCTTCCTTGTAGATAAATTCATTAATATATCGAATTTAATCCGTGGAACGCAAAATATACTAGATCCTGACATTCACGTGTTGGGTGCTTGGTCAAATATCTCTAAAGACTATACCTGCGAATATACTGCAGATTATGTACGCGGCAACGGGTTTACGTATTCAACGGCGCCTTATACTACTACTTTTCATAGTGTAGATAAGACTCGCTACTTGGACTCGCTTACCTTAGTCGATGTGCTTAATTTGGATTTTACTGTTCCAGACTATGACACTTTTATTGATATCTTTGCAATCTTTGTTTCACCAAAAATCCGTGGCACGAATTTTCGTGTCTAATTCTAAACTCTAACCTTAAAGGCATAAATATGTCTACTACCCTTAAAACAGCTGCTTCTTCCAGTATAACTGGCGGTTCAGATGTAGTATTCGTTGCACAAGAAATTCGCAACGGGACCATTATTACGGTCCAATCCTCAGCTGAGTTGAGTGTTCGCCAAAGACTAACTTCAAAAGTTAGTCCCTCTGTGAACAACGCTAAAGCTCCTGGTGGGAAACAAAACGCTCGTCATGAGATTACACTTGGGCAACCATTTACATGTGCAAATGGCGACGTTGGTGCAAATTCCATTCAGATTGCTTTATCTCGACATCCTGAAGCAACCCAATCACAAGTTGACACCTTAATTGGTGATTTAATTAGTGGTTTGGTTGATAGCGGTGTGTTAAGAGTTGCGTTAAAATCTCAAATCCAGCTTACATAGGATTTTTACAACATCGGCATTAACTACCATTGAGGTAATTATGAAAACCAAAAATAAAAAGCAACACGCTCTTTTGGCTGTTGATGAGATCACTCAAAAAATCTCACAACAATTCTCCCGTGATTTGTGCAATATACCAGTAAAACAGTTGTATGCTGGTTCGCACAGTTTTAATATCAAAGAAAATGCAGAGAAAGCTCTCACCAAGAAGTACCTGTGGGCAGATGTGTCCATTAAAGATTTGGACACCGAAGCTCGGGGTAATTTTATTGATGATTGCCTTCGTCTGGAATTGTTATGGCAGCACCAGCGAGTGCGTTGCTGTGACGATCCCGTTACTGCAAGATATGTTAAAACTGCTAGCTCAATTGTAGACTCGATACTAGGAGACCTTGACGAAGAGTCTTGGTTTTCCGAATGTCGTAATAGTTCCGGCGCCTCAATTGGCGTTGGGTTTAGTGATACATCTTGGCAAGCCAAGTTCACTTACCCTATTACAGGGACTATTAGTGCAATTAAGCTATTTGAACGATACCTTAAGTGGGATACGCAACTCGAAGGTGCGATATTTGAGTTAAATAAATATAGTACTAAACCGAAGTATGCTGTCGTTCGCGGATCACGCTTTGCTACTGTACCAAAAGACGCCACAAAAAACCGTAATATTGCGGTTGAACCAGTGTTGAATATGTTTTTCCAACAGGGCCTTATGGGTCTTATGGTTAAGCGTTTAAACATGTGGGGTCTGTCTCTAGATGTTTTGCCAGCCCTGCATACGAAGTATGCATGGCAAGCTAGCATTACACTTCAAAACAGTACCTTAGATTGTAAGGGTGCGAGTGACTCGGTTCACATTGATTGTGTTTCTAAGTTATTTCCTCCTAGATGGTTTGGGGCACTGGATCTCATACGTTGTAAAGAGATCGAAGTGATTAAGGATAAATGGATGGTGCTTCCAATGATTAGTACGATGGGTAATGCTACAACGTTCCCATTGGAAACTCTTGTTTTTTATGCACTTTCTGTTACTGCAGTCTGTGAAGTCAATCTGGAAGGAATAAGGTCAATGAACTTCCGACCTACACTTCCTTGTTATTTACCAGATGATGCTTCACTCAATAGCGTGTCTGTATTTGGTGATGATATCATTCTCCCTACTAAATGTGCCGATAAGGCCATTAGTATTTTAGAGGAGTTTGGTTTCCGGATTAATACCGAAAAATCATTTTTTACAGAATATCCTTTTAGAGAATCATGCGGCGGTGACTATTTCGCCGGGTATGATGTACGTCCGTTCTTTCTGGAACGTCCAGTCGATTCGTCAGCAAAGAGCATAATATCATGGCTATACCATATCTGGAACTCACTTTCTGAGAAATACATCCTGTATTTCGGTGAGAACTGGGTATATTATTGTCAAGATATGTTTAATATGCTTGCTGAACAAATTTCGAAATTAGGGACACTTAGAATAGTTCCCGATAATTTTTCGACTACTTCTGGGATCAGGGATCCTGATCCAAGGCTTCTAATTAACTTACCTGCTTGTACACGGATTAATCCGATCGTATTAGATGGTCAAGGAACTGTTTTATTTGAGTTTCTAGATTTTTCTTATACGAACCAAGATAGGGAAAAGAACCACTTATATATTGCATTATATCGCGCTTTAAAAGGCGTAACGATGCATCCTAAGTGGGTTAAGAAGAGAAAAGTAGGATACTGGAAGGAAAGTTGGTCTGTAGGCACGCTTGATTTAGATCTTTTTAACTTTGTTAATGCTATTGGATCTAAAGATGGCTACGGTGTTGCCGACGCCGGATTTGTGTTTACAACAAACCAGGAGAGACCTGATTTATGCCGCATTAGTGGCACAACTCAGCACCAGTTACGTAAGTTCGCTAAGGAAGCAATACTCTCGTAACGTTTGGAGCC